CAGCTACCTGACACAAGTGGTTATAGTCAGGTTCTTTAGGTAAAGCTGGTTTAGACCAGCCACGAGTGCCGTCCTTTTTGATCTGACCTTTTCGCGGTGCTTTAGTCTTCATCTCATAGAAATTGTCGCCATGAACCAAGTCAATGTATCCGGTTAGTGGTATTGTCACGTCAGGCAATTCGAGATGTATTCTCTGCTCTGCCACTGTATTAATTGCCTCAGACATTACTTAATCTCCTTACCAATTATTTTAGCAAAATGCTCACAGCCTAGCCGGACGGCTGGGTCGATACGATCACGAAACTCGACACGTTTCTCAGCGTCCTCATCAGCCGGATGGAAGTCATAGTCCATCAATGCCTGATCAACAGCCTGATCCATGTCAATATCGCCAACAAGAAAAGCCTGTATGCCGTTATGTACGGCAGTGCCATAGGCCGCGTTTTCCCCAACCGTGATAGACCTGCGTTGATCCTTGCTCAGATAGACGTACTCAAACAACCAATTGGGCGTAGGCCGGAGTAACTGTGATGGGCTGAAATGATCCAGCCCAATCTTTAAAAAGTTTTCTACACTCATCGCTCAACCGCCTCTAGGATTTCAATGTCACCCAGCGAATAGCCGCCAGCGTGTAGGTTCTTCTGCCGCGCCCTAACACGTTCTTCTGCAAGCACAATGGCTTCTTCTTTGGACACTGCTGACACTTTCATTTCTTTGTAATACTCAACGATCATGCTGACCTTGTAACTGGCACGCATGAACTTTGGTGCATCCGATGTGGTGGTTTTAGGTAACGGCATCACTGACCTCGCTTACAAAAGGCTGGCGCAAACTGATCCCAGATCGCATAGTCTGGGTCTAGCTTTTCCTGCAGACTGTCAATGACATTGCGCTGTTCACGGCCACGCTGAAAGAAATGTCGGCTCTCAGAAAACTCAAAAGTCCAGTCATGGCTTTTAAGTAACTGCTTATATTGTTCTAGGTTGTTTTCCATACCCATCTCCCTGTTGTTATAAATCTGTTTTAACTTATTGTAGTTGACCTTGCAACAAAAAAATTATATTAGATTTATATTAGTTTTCTTTAACGACAGGATAATAAAATGAAATTGGCAGAATGGCTAGTAAGCAAAGGCATCCGACAGGCTGATCTGTCACGGATGCTAGATGTGACACAACCGACAGTGCATAACTGGGTTAATCGGAAGTCACCACCATCCGCAAAACAGATGATGAAGCTGTATCAGATGTCCAAGGGCAAGGTTGGTCTGAAAGACTGGTGCGATGAGTTTGAGGTGCAATGATGCTATTACATCAGTTTTTCGGTACTGGAGAATATGACAACAGAGTGGCTTTCGTTTTCAAAGAAAGCGATGATCTCACCGTCATGTTCGTAAGGGATCAGGCTATTTTAAAAGAGGTTTGGGTGTCGCGTTACTCAGAACAGGCCGCAGAAGACATGGCAGAGAACTGGGTGCTAGGCGGTACGCTAGGGGAATCGGATGACTAACGGACGTAGAAAAGGCCATAATTTTGAGAATGAGCTGTGCAAGATGATTGTTGACCAGCTAGGTGACGTTCTTGGCGATCAAAAGGTTAAGCGTAATCTTGATCAATATCGTGAAAGCGATCAGGGCGATATCAACATTGACGGCTGGACAATCGAGGCAAAGCGATATGCAAGCAACGCTGGTGGTAACTACAAGCCTGAATGGTGGTCACAGGTCACGGCGGCTAGTAATGCCAGTGGCACTGAGCCTGTGCTGATTTTTAAATACGATAGACAACCGATAAAGTGCGTTGTGAGGTTATCAAGCATCAATGCTGATTTTGCTGATAAAGATAACACGGCGGTCATCTCGTTTTCAACGTGGTGTATGCTGGTCAGAGAGGGCTGGGCTGATGAAGCATGATATGGTTAATCAACCGCCACACTATGTGAAGGGTTCAATTGAAACGATTGACTACATGGTTGACGTGCTTGGTGTTGACGGTGCGATACAATACTGTCACGGCAATGTCCTCAAGTACACTGGCCATAGGCTGTTTGCCAAGGGCAATCCGGTGCAGGACGCTAAGAAAGCGGTCTGGTATCTAAACAAAATGATTGAGTTAATGGAGATGTCTGACAGTGAATAGGCCGATTTACGAAACACAGGATGATCTTGACGGTGAACTAGCCATGATGACTAGGCTGTGCGCTAGGAAGGGTCATCACTTTCGTAAGTTACCGATATCGTACAGGCTAGATTTTGTGGTGCATGAGGCTGGCAGTAACAAGCCGTTGTGCTTCGTTGAGTGCCGCAAACGTGGCACGACAATGGACAAATACCCAACGTACATGATCAGCTTGAACAAGGTGCTGTTCGCCAAAAAACTTGCAACGGCCTGTATGGTTAAGGCGTATTTACTTGTTGAGTTTACAGACGGTCTGGCTATGCTGGACTTTAACGAGCCGTTTGATGTACGCATTGGCGGCCATAACAATAGGGGTGACTGGCAGGATATCGAACTGGTTGCCTACTACGACATAAAAAAAATGAGGAGAGTAACATGAGGGAAAAGGATGATTTTTATCCAACTCCACCAGAGATGACGCACAAGCTATTGAAGCATGAGTTTCATGGATCACTAACCATCCATGAGCCAGCTTGCGGCAATGGCGCAATGTCTAAAGTTTTAGAAGATTACCACCACCATGTAATCAGCAGTGACTTGATTGATAGGGGGTATGGTATGTCAGGCGTGGATTATTTATTGGAAACACAAAGACCGTGTGATTATTTGGTTACGAATCCACCGTACAAATTAGCGGAAAAGTTTATTCAGAAGGCATTGGACTTGGGTTATAAGCGTCACGCTTGGCTGTTAAGGCTGTCATTTCTGGAAGGACAGGGAAGATTCGACAGGCTTTTTAGCAAGAAACCATTTGATATATGTTACGTTTTCAGCAAGCGTCAAACCATTTGGCGCGGCGATGAAGCCGTAAGCGGCAATGGGACAACGGCATATGCTTGGTTTGTTTGGGACAAAAACAGCAATCAAAAAAGGGTGGAATGGATATGAGTGTAAAGGCAATAGGATGGGCGTTTGAGCAGAAGGTGGACGATCCACTGGCGAAGCTGGTGCTATTAGCACTAGCTGATCACTACAACGAATCCACTGGGGATGCGTGGCCGTCAATAGATAGGCTGGTATCAATCACCGAAGGTAGCCGGAGTACGGTTATCAGAAAACTCAAGAAGCTGGAGCAGGTTGGCTTCATCAGCAGAGAGAAGCGGTACAACAAAACAGATGTCTATCGGATACATTTTACTGGTGTCACTCTGACACCTCAAAGCGATTCTAATGGTGTCACTCTGACACCTCAAGCAGAATCTACTGGTGTCACACAGACACCTCTAGGGGTGTCACACAGACACACTAACACTTACTTAACCGTTAACAATAATAATATAAGTAAAAAGGCAACGAAGCAGAAGGTGTCAGATTGGATGCCAACAGATGCTGACAAGTTGTATGCAAAAGAACTTGGGCTAGATGCTGATGAGGTGTTAACCGATATTCGTTTGTGGGATGATAAGAACGGCAATAAAGCGTCTTACAGCAATGTTACTGCTTTTTGGCAGTCTTGGTGCAGACGTGACGCTAAAGGCCGTCCTGCGCGCTCTGTGAGCCAGCAAAGCGGTAATCAGCAGGTGAGAAGCCTGTCGCCAGCACAGGAAGGCTACATTGATGGCTTGGCGAGGAAGTATTTTGCCAAGTATGCTCATGAGGGATATGACTTTGAGGACATCAAAGGATATCTGACTGAGTACGTTACCAAGCGTTACGATTTCGAGCAATGGTGTAGCATGGGTCACGGCTTACCACACATGACGGAGATTTAATGACTGACAAGAAATTACCACAACATTATCAGAAGAAGCGGCTTATCGGTAAGGACAAGAAGACCGAGGATGAGTTTCTCAAGCGATTGATGGACAGACCAGCAAAGCATGTCGGCAAGGATGTTGACATGCCTAGCTTTAACACGTTCTGGCGTTGGTTGCAGAAGGATGCTGATCTCAGAGAGCGTTACAGACAGGTCATGGAAGGCAAGGCGGCTCTCGCCGATGCCAAGATACACGACATACAAGAACAGGTCAGGGATGTGGTCAGAGATGCAAAGGATGGCTTGATCACAAAGGACGTGGCTTATGTGGCGATACAAGCGGCAAGGCTGGACATTGATACAGAGAAGTGGCGCGCGGCTAAGTATTATCCACGGATGTATGGCACGGATCAGAAGGTTGAAGTCGAGCATAAACACAGCTTGGTTGATGATCTCAAGATCGTATCAGAGCGCGTTGCAGAGCGTGAAGCTAGGACGATTGAGGGTACTGTGCAGGACGTTGAGATTAGCGATGATGAGTAGGCTTGCAACCGTTGAGTGTGATGCAACTCGTAGCAACTATTTGTGGCTGAGTGGAAATGCGCTGAGTGAAAATGTTAAGGAAAACAGGGGGGATAGAGGATTATGGCGCGATAACACACACTGTGTTGGCTCAACCATCTCGCGTGAGAAACCTGAGAATGCCTCGCATTTGCAGATGTCAGAACGGTTCGCAGTGATAGATAGTGATTTGTCGCATAACGTGAAATATGTAAGGCGATATCTGCCTGTATCTTTGAGAATGAGAATGAGAATGGTTCGCAACTGACTACCCCCCCCCATCAAATCACACGCGCCCCCAGTAATAAATATATATACCCACAGACACCCCACCCCCCTCGGAGTAAAACATGGCCAACACCCCCTCACAAAAAAAAATCCAATATGACGTTAAACG